GGTTAGCCGTTTGGGAAATAAGCTCACCACTGCACGAAAATGATTCATTGCTTTAACCAGTTCCCGCTTTTCGTCAGTAGTCAGATCACTAATATTGACGCCGTGACGTTCTGCCGGAATTTTTGCCGTAAAGAATATGGCTGCCAGTGCGCGCTCATTTTGTTTATGGTTTATATCGCGACGGTCACGCATATCTTTAATGAACCTTTCAAGCTCTGGCTCAATATTCAGACCAAACACATTCGCCCTTAATTCAGCTATACGGTTCAGTCCTTCAAGCCGTTGACCCGGGCTTAGTGGAACAGTCGCAGAAGTGCCTTCAATAGCCATGGTTTCACCTGTTTGGTCGTGGTCAGCCCTGCCAGTAGTTCTTCCTGAGAGCGGGACGGGTGCCAGCGCTTACCATCTTTCCCGATAATCCAGCCATGGCCGCAGTGCATACCCTGGCTTTGTTTAACCAAAAGCGATGCGAATGAGGGTTCTTTAGTCAGCATGATCACCTCAGATAATGCCGAACGAAGCGCCAAGGCCCGTAGCGGTGTCCATTGCGCTTGCCATAGCGGGGTTGGCCTGCAGGCGGGCCTGCATGGAAACGGCAGCCAGAGCCATCAGGCGAGTTACTGAGTTAATGCTGCTGATCACATCACGGCGTCCAGCAGTGGTTTTCACATCGCCAGTAACGGCACCGGCAGCAACGCGCCCTATCTCAGCGGTGGCGCTCATGACGTAATGCGGCAGTTTCTCTTTTGCCACTTCGTTCATCGGCACGCATGGCAGGCAGTGAATTTGTGCCAAGAAGCCGTCAACCAGGGTTGAGTCCTCAGTGAGATCGGTAAGCAGCCATATTTCAGGTGGTGTGAGCTGATGCGGCTGGTCTGGGTTCAGCTTGTTGCGCAGTGTCTGGACATTCATTCCTGCGCGTTCTGCCAGCTTTGCCATGTTGTGACGCAGTGCGAAAGCCCGGCAGGCTTCATCAAAATGCGGATGTTTGGAAATTTGATAATCAAACATGTGGTAAATCCTTTTTTATCCCAAAATGGAACTATCAGACTTGCATTGCGATTTCGCAGCCTTGAGCCGCTTCCATCGTTAATGCGAACATGTTGATTTCGATAAGGCTGTTGACTCCGGCTTTTTTCCTGATAGGCAGGCGGTTTTCCCGGATCATTTGGCGGGCATAGCTTTGTTTGTAACCAGTACGGCGGCAGAATTCATCCAGCGTGATGAATGGCTCAGATACCACAAGGTTGATGCTGGGGCGCATTGAAAAATTACGATTCATGATGCACTATTCCTCAGTTTGAGCGACGAACTCACTATTCGTCACTGTTTAACACTATTTACAACATCTTGAATCGAGATATTAGGATCACAAAATGAAAGTGTCAACACAAAACTTAACGAATAAAGATGACATTCGCTTGATTCGAGACTTCATCTCGCAAAATAGAGGTGGCAAAGAGGTTATTGCTCGCATACTGGAAGCATATGGATTTACCACGCGAATCACGCTGTGCAAGCAGCTTGGCGTGTCTCAGAGCACTATGGCTAATAGGTATGCTCGCGATACCTTTCCAGCTGATTGGGTAATAGTCTGCCATCTCGAAACGGGTGTATCGTTAATCTGGCTAAGCACCGGGGTTGGCAGCAAATTTGTAGATGGTAGGGATGACCAATCGGTACATCTAAAGCGCATTGACATCACAAATGGGAACTTGACACCTCAAAATGATGCATTGGTTGATATTTCTACTATCCCGGAAGGTTTACACTCACCATTCATTCTGACGTCAGATAAAACTACATACCTAGCTGATAGCTACGATGGTGAATTAGTAGATGGATTATGGTTTATTGAAATTGATGGAATTGCAAGTGTTCGCGAGTTGTATCGTTTTCCTGCCAGACGAGTTCGAATCGAGAATGGTAAAGCATCATTTGAATGCCAATTGGATGATATTAAAATTCTCGGAAAAATCATTTCACAAACAATATTTTTTTGATTAGAGGCTAATAATGAGCACAAAGAAAAATAATGAAAATATTGATGACTCTAAAGTAAACGAAGAGACCACACATAAAGAAATGACTTGTTTTGTCATAATGCCAATTGCTGAAACTCATGGTTATGAAACAAACCATTTTGATAGAGTTTATAAACATCTTATCCAGCCAGCTTGCGCTAAAGCCAATTTCAAAGCAGTACGTGCAGATGAAATAAGTAACACAAATTTCATTGTTCTCGACATATTGCGTAGAATTGTCGAATCAGATATTGCTATATGTGATTTAAGTTCCAGAAACCCTAATGTTATGTACGAATTGGGATTGCGACAAGCGTTTAATAGAAAAACCGTTTTGATTAAAGATGAAAAGACTGTAAATCCTTTTGATGTGCAAGGATTTAGATATTGTAGCTATGATAGTTCCCTTAGGATAGACAATGCATTCGAAAATGTTACTTCCATAGCAAAAGCACTTACAGCAACACATAGTGCCGATGAGAGTGATGTAAATTCAATTGTACAACTATTAAAAATAGAACCAGCTCAAATTGGTGATAAAACACAACTATCCGATCAAAATACAATCATTCTTGAAGCTATTAAAGAGCTTTCCCTAAGAATTGATAAGCCATCAAGATCCTCAAGCAACCAATTACGAATAAAAAACATAAAAAGAAAATCTGGGCCTACTGAGATTGGCGAAAGATTTGATTATCAATTTGAGAATTATGAAACCGAAGCAATAATGAACAATTTTTACGAATTAAATTCCAAACCTTTTGGTGTTTATAAGGGCATTGAAATTGATGATGATGGAAAAGCACATCATGTGTTCGAAGACGATAAAACTTTAAAATATTTGTCACTCAATTCACCAACATTAGCAAAATTAACTGAAGACTTTGGTTTCTAAATGGCTGTAACGAAACTGAAGAATGGAAAGTGGCAAGCTCAGGTCTTTCCAAATGGCAGGGACGGGCGGCGAGTTCGTCGCCAATTCTCGACCAAAGGGGAGGCGCAAGCATTCGAACGCCACTTGAAAGACCAAGCTCAGAACAAACCTTGGTTAGGCGAAAAAGTAGATAAGCGTCGAGTTACTGACCTCGTTGAAGCTTGGTTCAATGCGCACGGAGTGACGCTCTCAGATGGCCTCAAGCGTAAAGGAACAATGGAGTTTGCCTGCACGGCGATGGGAAATCCTCTCGCTACTGAATTTAACGCCAAGCTATTTGCAACCTACCGCGAACAACGTTTGAGCGGGAAGATTACACGTTCTGATCGCGTGAAAGCAGTGACTCCCCGTACCGTTAATCTTGAGTTGGCGTATTTCCGCGCCATGTTCAACGAACTGAAAAGGCTGGATGACTGGAGCGAGCCAAATCCGCTTGAAAACGTCCGTGAATTTAAAATTGATGAGGCAGAACTGGCCTGGTTAACAGTCGAAGAAGTCAAACAGCTACTTGTAGAGTGTGAGAAAAGCAAAGCGACTGATTTGGTGACAGTAGTCAAAATATGCCTTGCAACCGGCGCCCGGTGGGGGGAAGCGGAGTCACTTACGGGCAAGCAAATCAGCCCAGGTAAAATCACCTATATCAAAACTAAGGGCAAGAAAAATCGCACCGTTCCAATAAGTGATGAGCTTTACGAAATTCTTCCAAAAATAAGAACTTCAAAACCGATTTTTACGAGGTGTTACTCTGCGTTTCGTGGTGCAATTAAGAGAGCGGGGATTGAATTACCTGACGGCCAATTATCACACGTACTACGTCATACGTTTGCTAGCCACTTTATGATGCGTGGAGGCAACATTCTTGTGCTGCAGCGCATCCTTGGACATACAGATATCAAGGTGACGATGCGCTATGCGCATTTCGCACCGGACCACCTTAATGAAGCAATAAACTTTAACCCTTTAAACCTCCTAAAATAAATTAATCATGTCGTATTGAATGGAGACAATAATGTCTGATGCAGAGAATGTAATATCAAGAATTAATAACACACCTTGTTCCGTGACAAAAAATGCATCTTCAACTTATAATATTGCTAAAGGAGAGATTGGAGAGCGCCTAATAAGAGAGATTCTTGACGCATGGGGAACATTTTATTTTTCCATTGAACAAAATAAACATACTATGCCTAAATGGATATCAGAGATTGGAGGGAAGCGCCCCGATTTTCTTGCTTTTGCTGGTGATGATAATCAAATAATACTCATCGATTCTAAATTTTATAAGAATTACAATGGTTTTTTCTACCTAGAGACGGTAGAAATCACACGTTATGCTAACCTCATTAACCATCTAGGCGACCGTGGCATAAACGTGGAAGTTCTGTTTCTTTTCCCTATTGGGGGCGCGGCCGGTCATAGTTTCTACGCATATTCTCTTAATGACGCGATAGAGTCTTCCGAGCTGGACATCGATAACATCACAAATAAGCAACTGAAGGCAGAAACGGTCTTTACCCTTTAACGGTGCCAGCATCTAGTCGCTATAAATGGCAGCAAAGTGGCAGCAAACATATCCACTATGCTGCCATATTCCTCTCTATTCGATATTGCAAGTCTTTGAAAAATAGATAATCCATTGTTTTACAATAGGTTTAATTGGGACTCATAATCGCTTGGTCGCTGGTTCAAGTCCAGCAGGGGCCACCAAATTTTAGTTTTAGAATCATATGATTAAGCCACTCAATTGAGTGGCTTTTTTATTGATTTTTTGAGCCGGCAACGCAGCCGCTAACCGTGGTTTAGCGAAGCCGTTCGGACACGCTCAGAGGCGCCCGGGGTCGCGATCAGGCGCTCCACGGACTCCATCGTCACGAACGTACAGCTGCAATCCACATTGGTGCACTGATGATAGCGCTCTTTGGTATTTTCACTTAGATAGCGACTGGTACGCGCATGCGCAGAGTGCTTGCACTTAGGACAATGAAACATGTACCCCTCCACTTGATTCACATTTTGTGAATCAATAATACCCAAAATAAAACCAATAGCAACTACATTACTCACTATCAACAGTAAATTTTTCGCCGCTGACGTTCAGCTCAAGCTTAAGCTGCGTGGTAAATCCGCTATCGTTGAGGGTATGCACCACCTCGCTGATGATCCACGCCTGCTCGTCGATGATGCGTTTAAAACCGTTTACCAGTACCGGCGTTTCGGGGAACAGATCGGCGCGTCCCAGGGCAAGCTGGATGGAAAACTCTACGGTTCCCCGCTGAAGCGCGCGCCACTTAGCCTCTGCGGCCCTGAGCGCCTGCTCTTCAGAGGCATAAACCGTGGTTAGCTCAAATACGTTTTCC